AGGATTCACTAAACTAGTGAGACCTTGTGCAGAGTGGCTCCGGCTTCTTTGAGAAACACAAGAACCTCAGTGGTTTAGCCCCATTTTCAATGGGACCCGTAACGTACACAGAGTGTCCGATACGACCACCGATTCCGGGAGAAAATATATCTCCCTTGGAATTTCGATTCTTTTGGAATCGAATGCCCAATCCGCAAGGGTAGCGGAACGGGCTGCGACGATTTCATCCTGAACTGGGACGAACTCGTTGCCGAGGGCCTTCTTCACATTTTCAAGAAGTGCTCTCTCCCTAACTGACCAAGGCTTGGCATCATATGCCTTATCCTTGTAGGGCTCTTGCCCGTGCCTGATGGAGACATCAGGGGCAAGCATGTTCCTAAACAGATAGGGACGGTCGATACTGTTTATAGCATCATCTACCGTCACATAACGAAAGCGCTTCGCTATCGTTATCTTGTCGCTGATTCGCATATGTTGCCAATCAACGTCCGGAACTCCGGCTATAAGTTGGAGATCCGAGTCGTTAATGCCGTGTACTAACTCGGCATTAGACAAAACTTCCTTGACCTGATCTTGGATCAGATCTGAGGAAACTCCCCGAGCGCGAGCGTTCGTGGCGAAAGTCGCCAACGTTCGTTTCACGTTCAGGTCTGCACGTCCATCGATTACAGAATCGATGGCCGTCATGATCTCAGCAGGAATGCTGCTGAAGATCGTTCTCAACTCGGTCTTAGACCGGTGGAAAGCGGGAGCTCCGATTCCCCCCAACAAAACGGGGAGATATCGGACATAGAGCGAACGGGGAAGAAACTTCTCCATTCGCTGCTCAAAACGGGCAGAGGCGATTGGTTTCATCGCCTCAAACCCACCACCGAGCCAAGCCAGCATGCCTTGCATCTGGCGGGCCTTGCCAATGGCAGGGTTTGGCTCATCCTTACCCTCTCCTTCTTTGGAGCAGGGTGACAACAACCTCACTTTCATCGCATCGATGTGTGGGGTTTCCAGATAGTTCCGTTGATGGAGGGGCGTTTCGCACCCCCAGATCTGAGAACTATCTAGTCCTACTGTGAAGAGCATCTCTTCACAGTAGAACGCTCCAGCCTTGGAAATAAAATTCTGAGGCCAAGAGACGGACATTCCGTTTCTCTCATGGTTCGATGTGATACACCGAAGGTATGAGAGGGGACCTTGACCAATGTGGTCGTCCCCTGAGCAGGCAAAGTGTCTCCACTTCCGGGTGGCGATACCTCCTGCTCTCTCCAGACGATAGAGTACCTCTTCATCTGGAGACTCCAACAAATCGTTGGAGTACCTGAAGAAAGCTTCGGACTCTGCACAAAGATTGTGTAGAGTCAGAACTAACTTCGCACCTGGGTCACCCATAAGGATGCCGCAGGTGGTGACCTGGTCGAAATAACCGTCCAGGTCAGACTCATAGGTTCGGCCAGAGCATAATAGCTCAGCCGCTGCCATGAGGTATGGGTGTTCAGCTCCCAAACCTCGAATGAACCCTCTTAGCATTGCCAAAGAGTACTCATGCGTACTGAAATCAGTCGCAGTTGTAAGGTCACTACTTAAAAGGTAGGTGTCCTGGTTCGGAACCGGCCCCGCATTGCGTAGCCGCTTCACCCATTCATAAAGTTGCCAACCGCGGGTTAAACCTGCGGTGACAGATGGATGTTGTTTCGCCATACCTAAAAGGTGATGGGAAAACGGTTGGAGGAACATTGTTAAACAATCTTCTCCAACAGTGACGACCCGGGATTTTGCGCCGGGCTCGCCAATAGCACTTGTCCTAATCGCAGGTGCTACGGAACCTTTTCTCAATAGGTTCTCGCTTTTGTACGGTGTGCCCTCCAATATACCATTGGCAAGGCATTCTTCTATGGACCATTGGAGCAACTGGTTTCCAGTTGCTTCGTCCAACCCGTACAAGGGATCCTCGTATTTGAAATTATCAAAATCGAGGTCCATGTCTTCGGCGGATTCGCCGTATTCATGGGAGGGATGGTGTACAGGACTTTTCCTGCACATCGTCTGCCAGCGCGGTCTACCAGCTACGAAGCTGTACGGCTGTCCGAACCAAGTCTCTTTTTCAATAGACTCGGTTGCTACTACAGTAGCCCAGGTGCGGAATTTTACCGCAACCTCAGCTGCTCTCCCTCCCTCCTTCACTGGCGAGTCAACACTCGCGGAGGATGTCAGGGAAAGATGACCTAAACTGATAAAATTATCGGGAATAAGGTCAGCCACCACGCGTCCTTGGAAAAAGGACAACCGTTCGAGAATTTTCTCTCGGACGGGCGAGATGGTTGGGCGCGAGAATAGTGTCGCTGCGTGTTTACGCAACGACTCTTCCCGTGTCTTTTTCCCACCAGCAGGAAAATTCCTGCCGGTGACCAAATGGGAAAGCCGAGTACACTCGGCTTTGGAAACACATCCTCTATCCCAGACTTTTTCAAGCCAGGGGCAGAGCCGCTTCCACATTTGTGGTAGTTCTGAGAGATAATCTCTCTCAGAGCCGAAGCCAGGGAAATCCTGGGGACGGTCCGGGAAAGCAGTCTCACTTGAGAGCGCTTTCCAGCGTAAGATGACAGCGAAACGCTTCCATTCCTTGCACACTCGATCAGAACTTAATGTTCCAAGCGAGTAAGCCCAACGCATCAATTTTTGATACTCGGGCATTCCCGCGAAAACTCTAATGTTTTCGGGGGTTGAGGTGATTAAATTATCATTAATCGCCTCTACACAGTTAGACAACCTTTTTAGGTTGTCCCTGTCCATCCTCGATATTTTATCGAGGATGTCGTTCGATAGATAGGGAACAATTTCCCTCAATCTACGAACCCTGGAAGCCGCAGTTTCACTACGGCCCCAGGCGCCAATCCTCACAACCAATGGTTTGGGGATATAGCAATCGAGCGCACAGGCAATGCCTGTTGCGTTCAGCTCGGGGTTAAGCGCCCCCGAATGCTGATTAAAATCCTTCGTCGTTAATGATGAAGCCATGGCCACACCCAGTCAGAAGGAGCATTCTTACAGTTAAA